AATTCTGCATTTTTACCATTCTCAATTGTAATTTTTGGTTGTACTTGATGATTTAATATAGTTGAACCATAATCAGTTCCCTTTTCATACAAATAGGCACCTGTAAATTTACCAGTCACTATTGGGGTAAAGTTTATTGTGCCAGTGACAGTTGAACCATATGAAACTTCTACATTAACTTTTATCTCTGGGTAAGTAAATATTTGATGTCCAGATCCTGTGGAAAGAAGATTTACAAAATTACCTCTATCAAAATTTGATTTATTAGTAGCACCAACTCCAGCATTTGCTAATCTGAATGAATCATCATCTAATTTAAAGACATAATATGATGATGTAGTTGTTAATCCTTGAATTGCTGTTGTCTCAGCAGAGTATTCAATAATATCCCCATGAGAAAATCCATGATTAACAAAATTTATTCTATCAAAAGAAGTAGATATACCTGCTGGTTCTACTCTTAATTTACGATGTTGGTATCCAGAACCTTCATTTATAACCCTTACATCAAGTAAAGTATTTTTTGATTCAGTTCTAAATTTATGAATACCACTTGCAGCAGTATCAGTTGCTAATCCGACTGTATTAATACCAGTGAGAGCGTCCACTTTAGTATTAAATATCCTAACTGTAGTTGGATTTACAACTCTTACAAAGTATGGATCTCCATCTGATAGTGTTCCTGTTATTGTATTAGTTGAATCAAATGCAACACCAATACCTATTGAAGCATTTCCTTCATTTCTATAAAATACTTTTTGACCATTCTCCAAATTATGAGCAGTCTTAAACGTGATTGTTTCATCGTCTTTATCAATACCACCATTAAAAAATATATCTCTACTATCAAATGCTATATCTCTAAATCTAGCACCTAAAACTGGTTCTATTAAACAACCCGTACCGTTACCACCAGTTAATGAAATGTTTGTTACTGCTTCAATATCAAAATCTTGTGGATCAACAAAGATTTTTTTAACACTACCAGATAAAATTGGTTCTACTAGTGCTGTTGTCCCTGCTCCAGTTTCTACAGTGATGACAGGTGGATTAAGAACATCATACTCTTCACCTTCATTTAACAACTCAATTTCTTCTAAAGAACCATAATAAATTCTATCATCTGATATTGGTGAGTGGATCTGAACACCATCTTTTAATATTCCCACATCATTTGTAGGTTTATCATGATTAGACGATACAAATAAATTTTGAGATAATGGAATTCTTCTTAAAACTTTATCAGACTCAAGTTTTCTGTTTGCATGTCTTTGTAGAATAAAATCATGAGTACCAGTTGTCGTAGAACCTATGCCAACTTGAACTGTACTTGCAGTTCCAATTTGACTTCTTGAGTTGTATAATGCTATTCTTGATATACTAACATTTGATGCCTCTGGTTGAGGATCTACATAATAAACTCTTCCTGATGATAAACCAACTATTTCATCATTTGATGGTTGATATATTACTGCATCACCCTGTATAAGTTTGATGTTAGTGTTAGCAGCAGGTGAAAATCTTATAAAACTGTAATCATCAGTAAGTCCATCTTGCCCATCGAAGTTTGATACGTTTGATGATCCTATTATAGTTTCCTTTATTATATCAACATCAATGTCATAACTAGGTAAAGAGTTGGATGCTACATAACCATCAATTGAATCATCAGTATAAACATTTAATACATCAGCTAATATTGTATCATTACCGTCTTTGATCGCAATGCCTGTACTATTTGCCTTTTCTAAGACACGACGAATATCATATTCTTCAAGTGGATTGTGAGTAAATCCTGAAAGATTTTTTGTTTCAATTTGGTTATTGTTTATATCAATACTTTTAACATTAAATGTTCCTTCAATTTTTTGTTCATTTCTTCTTAATATCTCAAATTCATCATCAACTTTAATAGATGATGGATTTATCTTAGTTCTAAGTGAAAAAGTAGGACCTAATCCATCTACTTGAAATCTTGAACTTGTATTATACTTCCATGAATTAGCAAATATTTGTTTATAAGTATTAATTCCTTCATCTATTTTTTCCCCAACATTTTTTACAAATATTTTTTCACCTTCATTTATCAAATTTACATCATTGACTGTAACAAATTCTGATAATACACCAGTGATTCTTAAATCAACTCTTTTTGATAAATCTCCATTTTCATATCCAAATATAGATTCATTAGATCTTATATCATCAGCGGTATTAATTCCTACATTTACACCACTACATCCAAAAAATTGGTTGATTGTCTTTGATGTATAATCTATAGTATTTGCACCACTTATTATTGTCCCAGTAGTTCCAAATCCAACAGTAGAATCAACAGATATGACTGTACCATTTTTTTGAGTATTACCTAACGATTTTGTTTTGCCAGGTATTGTAAATACACCCTCAATTAAATCACGATCATTATAACCAACAAAAAGTGATAACTTATAATAAGTTTTACTATCTCTTGTAAATACTTCGACTTCTGAAACTGAAGCACTGGTATTTAAATCATTCGACTTAAATATTGTTTGTCCTACTAGATTTTGAGGTTCTCCATCAGGTGTAATTAAATCAACAACTATAACTTCTCTTCTTATAAACTCTGAACTAGATGGTTTTATAAGGTTATTTTCTAAATCTAATATTTTTGATTCTACACCATATAATACCTTTAATAAAATTCTTATTGATTCCTCTATACCTTTTGATTGATAAAAGGAACGAGCAAATTTAACAAAGTTACCAACATCTAATTTTTCAGTAAAATCATTATTTTCAAGACCTGGTAAAAAGGTTTTCTTTAATTTTTTGTAAAATTCTTGAACAAATAATACTGAAAGGTTAGTTACAGAGGAACCAGATACATGAGATGAAGATGAACTATTCTCAAATACTAAGGTTTCTTTATTTACATCAAGCAAAGATGAGGATACACCAACATTATAACCTGTAACACCACTAAAACCACGAATACAACCTGTAAAAGATGTGGATGTAATACCTGTGTAAGATATTATCTCATCATTAATTTTTAATAATCCATACTCATCAGGAAATCCTTTTGTGCTTGGAACATTTATTGTCGCATCTGTAGAAGAAATAGATGCTGTAATTGTGGTTACACCAACAACAACTTCAGGAACAAGATTATCAACCTTTAAGTATTGATCAAAATTATTGATTAAATCACTAGGACCTCCTTGAAATTCCTGTGAAATATAATATTGCTTAAAAAATTCTGTGGCATTAGGAAAATCAGAGAGTATAAACTCAGGTAACTGATTTTCAATAATAGTATTGACCTTTAATCTTTTGTCAAATTGTGACATAAATTATTTCCTCTCTAAGACCCCATTTGAGTAACTTGAGGTAAAGTAATCTCTTGTGAATACAACACCTGAAACATCTTCTCCTGATGCAATAACGTCCTTCACCATATTTATGGTAGAATTGGAAACGTCAAAATTGACAAATAAATCTTTCAATCCAACTACATCATTCGATTCTGGAAATGCCTGTACTTCAATTATATTGTTTTGAGTCAATGTAGATGATATATTGATGGTATTTAACAACACCTCACCTTTCTTATAATCTACACCACCAGCATCTTTAATTAATACTACTTGTTGATTTTTATTATTTTTTGTAACCACACTAATTGTCCCCTTCATACTTCCATCTAAATTACCAGCAGCATCTTTATTTGGCACATCAGTTAGATATGCAATGTCAGTGCTACCAGATAAAGTAAATCCAGTGCTCTTAATATTAAATCCAGCTGGATTTATATAGAAACGATTTCCAAAACAAAGTTCATATTGGGCAAATTGATTTAATAATGCCTTTAAGTCCCTTCTTATTATAACTTTGGTAATATTTGATGTGATGCCATTATCAACTCTGTCAATTAGTTGATTAATTTTACTATACTTAAATCTACCACCAAACTTGTTGATCTCAATATTACCTCCATATAAATTCAAGGCACTGATAATATTAGTTCTCAAATTAATATCAGATGCTACCTGTGATGGATTATAGTACACTGTTGAATTTAACTCTACATATAGTATTTTAAGATCAACTATCTCTGAGTTAATACCAGCGATAGCGTAATTTTTTAATTTGTTTTTTATTTGTGTTTTATCAAAATCAGATACAAATGTTCCATTTTTAGGTTTTATACTTATCTGAACTTTTCCAAATTGTGGTGGATCAAGTTCCTCACCACCAACAACTGCAACTGACTCTGTTTGAGGGAAAATAGATGTTATTATTGCTTCATAATCTCTTGGTGTGACTGCCCTATATTGTGCTGAGTAAAGTCTAGGAGCAAAATACTTAATAGAAGACACATCTTCAACATCTGCACCGTTAGAAGCGTTTGTGACGGTTGTTATATCGACACTATCAGATGGAGTAAAGAATGATCCATCATCTTTTGAGAATGTTCCTTGAAAACTAAAATTAGAAGGACCATTTCCATCTAATCCTTCAGTAACAATATAAGTCGCAGTTACAACTTGATTATTTTCAAGTTTTTTACCGAATAATCCATCACCAAACAATATTTCATATTTTTCATCTTGAACCTCTTGTGCTAGATATATTTCTGAATTTTTATCTAGATTTAATATATTATCTACTTGACTATATTTTCTGCCAATCGTTGAATCATTGATACCTGCTACAAAAACTCTTAATGTTGAACTATCAACATTCGGACTATCAATAATATATCTTTGATCTATTGTTGTATCAACACGATAAACTCTCTGAAGGTAAGTTCCCTCAAAAATTGTTATATCATCATCAAATTGTGCGAAAGAAGTACCATTGATGTCCTTAACTCTTGAACTTGTAATATTATCAGGTATTGAAAATCTAAATGTTGTATTTTCTACATTACCAATGCATATCAACCCAGAACGCAGTGTTAAGATCTTTGGAGTCGCTTCACTTGTTGTTCCTAAGTTTATATCATCTAATTTAATCTTAGCGGTTGCAGCGGTTTTTGAGCGTGGTACATAACCAATATTTCTTGCAAGTGAAACAACATTTTCTCGTATTGTAGCAGAATCTAAAAATGACTCATTTGCAACTAAATTAGCATTAAATGCGTTTATGTAGGTATTATATGCTAAAGTATCGATCAGAACTGAAAAATTAGAACCCTCAAAATCAAAATCAGTAAAATTGGAGTTTGATCGAAGAAAATCTTTAATCTGAGCTTTGATATCTTCAAAGTCTAAACTAGTAAATTGAGTAAAAGGCATATTATCTTGTTGGTTCTAATAAAAAGGTGAATGATTGAGTCGGAGCTTCAAGTCCTACTATATCAAATAGAACTTTAACCTCTAATTCGTTATTATCTGGTCTTGCATCAACTTCTACATTAATTTCACCGACTCTAGGTTCAAAGTTTCTGATTGTTTCACGAACTTGATCTTCGATAACGGTTACAGTTGTTGGTGTAAAGTTCTCAAACAATGAATCACGTATGTCTGTACCTAATAAAGAGTTAAAAAACCTCTCTGTTGGAATTGTTTCGACTAAATTTCTCACTGACCTAACAATTGCACGTTCATTTAGCAACACAGGAAGATCTTTTGTCACTGGATGAGGTGAAAAAGAGAAACTGATATCCTTAAATGCTCTAGATGTGCGTTGTATCGCCATTAAATGATGCTTTTAGATTTATTTATACCTAATTGCTAACGATTTATCATTCTGATTCGATGTTTTTTTGATTTTAATCTCTCCACGACGTAATTTGCAATAATTTCTGGATCTTTATCACCACAAGTGTAAAAATCAGCAGTCAAACTTCCTTTTTCTGGCCAAGTATGACAAGAAACATGACTTTCTGCAAGTGCAAATAGGATTGTGCACCCTTGAGGGTTAAATTT